GTTGATGCCGATGTGCCGGCAGTTCGCGCACATTCTGGCCTCGGCGTAGCCCGCGCTGTGCTGAGCCTGGGTGAGCACGTCGGCGGATATGGCGCGCAAAAAGTTCTGAATTGCTCGCATATCTTCCTCGCTGGGTTCGTTACGCAGATACAGCACTACAGCTCTGGGATGTTCGGCATCGCGACCGATGCCAGATATTTCCGGCACGCTGTGCTGAGCCTGGGCTACAGGGGCGGCGTAGAGTTTGGGCGCTTGTCCGAAGTCTGGCATGGCGTAGAGTTCGCAGTTGTCGATTTTCCGGCCAGTCATCCAACGTAATTCCCCATCCGCTGCAACAGCCATGTGTTGCAAATTGATCGGCTCCTGCTTCTCCAGTTCCGCTAGTTTGGCGTTGGCGTCCATCAGCAGCGCACAATAGTTGTGCGACATAGTTTTCAGCTCCGCGACCCTGGCCAGGGCGGCGTCGCGCTCCGCCGTGCGGCCCGAAACCAGACCATCAAGACGAGCAATTTCCGCTTCCCGTTCTCTGATTTCGTTCTGTAATGCCCGGTACGTTTCCTGCCCAGCATCCATGTAATCGTTCTTGTGCTGACGGAGTTGGGCGTTCTCCGCCCGCAACGCCCCGACGATTCGCTCATGCTGGGAGACGGTCATCAACTCGTCCTCGCTCACCTCGCAGCCGCGCTCACGCCAGTGGGCAGCTTGATCTTCCGCGTTCTGCTTGTAGTAGTTCAGTGCGTAGTGGGGATGCTGGTGCTTTGTATGTCGCCCGATAGTCCGGTACGCCACAACCTCCGGCCGCTCCGCCTCTTGCTCCGGAGTGGACTCGAACTCGTACAGCCGCTGGGCGGCTTCGACTACCAGCCGAGACGACACGCCAGCGCTGAAGCGGACGCCACCGACCTTGGCTGGCTGTTCCAGCTTGGGCCAGTGGTTGAATGCTCGGCGTGCGAGGGTAATGTCGCAGACCGCAGCCGGAACAGGCTGGCCGTCCTCGCCCTCGAGTTCGTTGGCCAGCCACTCTTCGAAGCTGGCTTCATACTGAGACTGGGAGGGTTGCGCCAGGGCGGCGCGGAACTGCCACGCTTCCCACGCCCATTGAGTTTGCGGCATATAGAGGTCTGGTCGTAGCGGCTGCCGATCCATCGGTAAATGCGTAGCCCACGCCTCGAACGCCGCCCGCTCATCCCCGCCTGCCTGCTCTACCGGTGCCGGCGGGTCACGAAGCGGTGTGCCGGCCAAGCCCTTGGCGGCCAGGTAGTTGGTGGCGCGCGCCACCAGGTTGCTTTCCGGGGCATGCCGCTTCAGGGAAGCGGCCAGCATGCGAACCAGCATTGCCAGTTCCTGGGTGCGTTGTCCCTCGGCGCGGCCGATGTCGTAGAACGGACGAAGCCAGTGATCCTCCGCCGGCGGCTGGCTGGCCTGGGCGCCGAAGGCCAGCGCGCCGGTGATGGCGTCTGCGATGGCCTGGCGCTGGTCGATCGCCGACTGGGCTGGCATGTCATTGCCGTGCGCATTGCAAATCGCCGCCATGTTGCGCAGGGAATCCAGCAGTTCGCCCTTGCTCGGGTTCATGCCGATATCGTGGCCGATTGCCTCCCAGGCCTCGAGCACAGTGACCACTTCGGACCTGAAGCCGGCGTACCAGAGCTGCACGGCATCTTCCTTGGCGAGCGGGTAGCTGAGGCCTGCGGCGATCAACTGGTCTTCGGACGGCGGCGCCTGGTCCTTGATCATGGCCAGCAGGCTCTCAGCTGAGGAGTGAACGTCGTCGAGGTCCGTCGACCAGCGGTGCGGGCTGGTGTCGTGGATGTTGTCCAGGGCTTCGACGATGCCGCGCAGGCGGATGGCGCACTGCTCGATCAGTTGGTGTTGGGTAGATGACATGGTGGTGTCTCCGGTTGCTCCGGCGCCGTCGGCCGACGGCGGAAGCATTTGCACAGGCCTATCCGTTGGCCCGTGGTGCGGCAGATGGTGGGGCGGTTCATTTCGCGGCGTCTTGCTTCATGGCTTTGGCGTGGCCGACGCAGGTGCGGACTGGGTTGCCCTGGTCGTCCAGGTCGGCGTGGCAGTAGAACCGGCTGAGTTCCTGCCGGCAGTAGATGGCATCGGAGGTGGTGACCGGCGAGGTGTTCGCCGGGGTGCCGAGTCGATAGGCGCAGCCGGCGCACGTGCCGCGAGGGTTCACCGTTGCGGCCAGGACAACGCCCTGCAGCGCTCCGAACATCGTCGGCAGGTTCGCCTGCTCCGCGGTGTGCGGATGTTCGCCGTGCTCGATGAGGATCAACTCGACCATCGCTCGGCAGTTCTCGGCGACGGCGTTGGCCATGCCCAGCACCTGGGCGAACAGGTCGAGCATGGTGGCCGGGTCGCGCTGGGCGGCCATCTTCTCCAGCACCTGGCGGCGCAGGTCCGCCGGAAGAAGCACGGCGCCGGCCAGTTCGTGCGCGTCGGCGGCGCTGATCTGGTAGTCGGTGGGAGGCTGGTTCATGGGACCGCCCTCGTTGATGCTGCTTCCAGCAACTGGCACCGGCCAGCCAGTTGGAGCAGGTTGCGAGTAGTAGGCTTGAAGCCTTCCGTATCCGGGAGGTACTCGTGACGATGGCCCTCCGGGTACGTCTGGAACGGTCCGTGCCATTCCCAACTCATCAGCCAGGCTTGCCAGACGGTGTAGACGTCCTGTCCTTCGCCCCAATAGTCGACACCGCCGCCGACGGAAAGAACATGCCGGACTCGGGAGCCTTGCTCATATGCGAGTTCAGACGGTTCTTCGTCGCGCCAGGCGCTGCAGTAGAGCGCTGGGTAAAGCTCGACCAGCCGCTTGCTCAATTTCTTCTCGATGCGCGCTTTCATGCTTCACCTTCCTTCGCCAGTGCCAGCCCATGCTGGGCGCCTGGCTTTGCTTGGTCGAGTTGCTGCAACTTGGCGTATGCCTCGGGGTGCTGCTGGTCGAACGCTGGCATGCGGGCAGACTCAACCCAGGTGCCGCGCTCGGCGCCCTTGTCGAGCCAGGATCGTGTCCAGTTCGTCGCGCTGACGCCGCATTCGGCGATCTGCTTCGTGGTGATGAAGCCCTGGCGGCGAAGCGTGGCGATCACCTTCAGCGCGCCTTCCTTCCACTCGGTGAGGCGCAGCGGCGCCGGAACGCCGGCGGGCACGTCGGGGACAACGATCGGGACGTGGCAGCGTTCAGCGGGGTTCCAGTCGAACAGTTGCGGCCCGCTCAAGTGCTGGAGCCAGTGGCGCAAGTGGAACTCGGGGAAGTCGACGAACTTGCCGTCGCGCCGACGGTGTCCGCGGGACGGCGCGAGCACTGCGACGCCGCACATTTCAAGCAGGCGCTTGATGCCGGCGCTGGCCTCGGTGATCCGCCCGACAATGACCAGGCGGTGATCTGGCCCTGGCGCACCGTACCGGTCTTGCCAGTACTGCGGCAGGATCTGGTCGGCTACCTTGGCGTTCAACTGCAATTTGGCCTCTACGCCGATCTGCCGGCCATCCTCATGGACCACCAGGATGTCGAACCCGGCAGTCTCCGGGTAGCAGGTCCAGCCGGGGACTCGGTTGAACTCGTCGATGAACGCCGCGCAGAGTTCGGCCTCGCTCTGCACCAGCGGCGCATTGGATCTGGTCATGGCGTTACCCTCGGCGCCCAAGGCTGGAGCGCTTGATTTCCAGGCACGTACAGAGGGTGGCGCGGGTGCCCATCCTTCGTCGTGCCAAGACACCAGAGGCGCCCGCCGGCGGCGGTCAGGATGCTGGTTACGGCTTCTACTCGCTCGGGCTTCGCATTGGCGCCCCAGGCGCACACGATGTCGGTGTACTCTCGGGCGATCGCGCGCAGGCGCCAGTCGTTGTCTGGGCCTACTGGGTCGCTGTGCTGCCAGAGGTCGGCCGGGTTCGTCGCGCGCAAGGCGTACAGATTGACGACGGCGATCCCGTTGCAGCCCCAGGCCGAGGCGAAGTTGCGGCAGCGCCGGATCGTTGGATCGTCGAGCGCGGCATCAGCGGTGCTCGGATTGAGCATTAGGAAAACTGCTGTGCCTTTGTCGGCCAGGCAGTCGCCAGGGCGAGTCAGAAGGTAACGGTACTGGCCGCATTCGCTGATGATGGCGCTCATGGTGTCACCCGCTTGAATTCGATGACCCAGACCCAGGGATTGGCGGTGAAAGCCTCCGGTCCGTTGATCTCTCCCCAAAGGGAGCGGAACCAGAGCCAAGCATCCAAGCCACTACCGCCCGTTTCGCATTCGCGCTCGGCGGGATATCCCTCGGCCCGTGCCTGCTCCTCGCTGATGTCCTGCAGGTGTTCTATGCGAACGGCGGTGAGCTCCAGCAGGATGCGGGAGGCCCAACGCGGCATATGGATAGAGGGGCGAACGCGGCCCTTAGAGATCATGGAGCATCCTGTCTGCCGGACGCTGAGGTCTGCCGGGTACCAGATCGGTTCACCTTGGCTGAGGTCGCTCGGCGCGATTGCGTCTACCTGGGCATCTGCTGCCCAGGCCTCCCGCACCCACAGCCGATCGCCGGGCTCGCCGTAGGGGCAGGTGATGCGTGCGTGCAGGCCGGCATCAAGCGTCTTGAATGGCGTATTGGGATCGACCATTGAGCCGAGGAAGTCGGGCTGCGGCTTTACCACTCGGCGCGTGACCGTCTTCCTACCTTCCAGGATGGCGCGGACCATCGGTCCAGTGAACAGGATCGGACGTTCTTTCATGGCTGCACCTGCTTCTGCGAACGGTTCCAGGGATGCCGGCGCCCGGGCTTGGGCTGCTGGCGCGGGGTGGTGAGCGCGTCGCGCAGGCTCATGCCGGCGGCGACGCGGCGGCGGACGGTCGTTGCGTGGACCGGGCTCTGGAAGTGCTCCACCAGCTCGGCGATGGTCCCGGTCACGCCGTCGACGGTGAAGCGTCGGCTCTCGCTCCAGCGTTCGTGCGCGCGCTCCAGCGCTGCGGCCTGCGCCGGCGTGAACCTGCCGCGCGACGCTTCGTAGGCCAGGCGGTTGCCGAGCGTCGTGCCGTTCTTGGCCCACTCGATGGGCCCCATGGCTCCGATGATCAGGTCGAACTTCCAGCGGCCCAGGCCAAGGGCCTGCATCGTTGCGCGGCGGGAAAGCCCGCGCGCGGCCGCGTTGCGAATGAACTGTTCGGTGTTCACGGGTTTACCTCCTGTTGCGCGACGCTCAGCGCCACCGCAACCGGGCGCACCCAGATCGGCGTATTGCTGAGCATGAAGGTTTCGCCGGCCTCGGCCAGCAGCAGCGTTGTACCCATCACGCCGGCGATGGCCTCGGCCGCGGCCGGCGGTACGGCGTTGCCGATGCGCTCGCGCCAGTCGCTGTCGCTCAGGCCGTCGAGGATCAACTGTTCTTCCGGGTCCACCAGGCTCTGCAGCGCGGCCAGCTCCAGGGTGGTGAAGGGCCGGTGCCAGGTGCCATCCAGCGACTGGATGATGCAGGTCAGCCGGTCGTTCGCCTTCGGCATGCGCGGATCGGCCACGCTCCATCGACCGTTGTCGTGCCGCGCACTGGCCGACACCGCGCCGGCGGATTGGTCGAACCCAACCACGCCGTAGTGGCCGCCAGTGAGATACGGGTCTCCCTTCGTCCGGCTGAGCACGCGCGGGTCTTCGACGCACTGGCCTGTGCCATGGGCACTGGTGACCGCTTGTGCGTGGCGGTCCCAAGGCACGATGCGGAACTCGTTAGAGTGTTTGGCAGGGCCACGGTGGCGCGGGTCCGCGACAGCAAATGCACCCTGGCCGGTAGTACTGGCCGCAATCACGGTGCCGGCTGGGCCGTCCCAGTCGGTGACCGGGTACTTGCCGAAACTCTGGCCGCGGGGATCGGCGACGGAGTACGTGCCTTGGCCGGGCGACTTGACGCCGATGATGGCGCCCGAGGTGTCGGTCCAGCGGCGCACGCCGTACTGCTGGTATTGCAGGGCGTTTGCCGGCGCGCGCGGGTCCGCGACAGAGAATGCGCCGTTCGTGGGGCTGCTGCGACCGGCGATGATGCCCGTGCTGTCGTTCCAACCGTGCACGCCCATGTAGCCAGCCCGGTATTTCGGGACGATGATCAGATCGCGCAGGTAGCCGTCCTCGACGGCGAGGTCGTTCAGGCTGCGCCAGTCGCTGCCGGCTCGCACCAGTGCCAGGCGAACCCAGGTCTTCCACTGCAGGGACGGCACACGGTGCATCGGGCCGGCGGCATCGATATCACCGGGAAGCGGCATGCGGCCGAGGATGTCGCCGACGGCGCGGAGCGATTTCTTCTCTGGCTCGTACAGGAAGGGGGGCACTTTCTCGACGTGCCGCGCGACAAGCAGGAAGCGCTTGCGCGACTGGGCCAGGCCGCCCAGTTCGCCGCAGTCGTGAGTTGTTTCCGCCACGGCGTAGCCGAAGCCGCCGAGCAGGCTGTTGATCTGGTCCAGCAGGTGCCGGCCGCGGCTGGCTAGGCGCGGGACGTTCTCGAAGACGATCAGCGGCACCGGGTCATCAGCCCATGCCTCGCCCATGAGCCAGATGCAGCGCAGCGTCAACTCGTTCAGCGCCTGGTACTTCGGGGTCAGGCTCATCTTCTCCGACAGCAGGCCGCTGGCGCCTTTGCAGGGCGAGCTGATGAACACGGCATCCGGTCGGCGCCCGCCGGCGGCGCGTCGGATGTCCTCCGGGGTTGCCTCCCTCCAACCGGCGGGCGGCTCCGTTCCATGGAAGCGGATGTATTGGTCGCGGGTGAACAGGTCCAGCAGGGTGCCCGGGACGCCGGCCAGGCGCTCGAAGTCGCGCAATCCGGCCGGGTCCACGTCGATCCCGCCGAGGCAGACCCATTCGGCCTCGACGTTGCCGACCCGCGGGCGCGCCCGGTTGAAACCGGCGGCACCGCCGCCCAGGCCGCAGCAGAAGTGGAAGTGGTAGAGAGTGCGCTTGATCATGCGGCGGGTTCCTTATGGATGATGTCAGCATCGGCCTCGAGCAGGGCGAACAGGTCGGGCATGGCCATCTCTTCCTCGGCAGACTTGCAATAGCCCGCACCGTCCAGGAAGTAGCGGGAGTTCAGTTCGTGGGCACGGGCCCTGCGCTTGAGCTTCAGCGCGCAGTACGGGACGGTCATGATCCCGCCGAAGGGATCGAAGACCAGGTCTCCTTCCATGGAGTACTGCACGATGGCCCGGTCGACGATGTCGAACTGCAGCGGGCACAGGTGCATTTCCTGCCCCTTGCTGTACTGCTGGGCGTTGAGCGTCCGCATGCGGGCGACGTCGGTCCATACGTCCGGGTGCCAGGACTGCGGCGGCAGCAGCATGAAGCCGGTGGGCAGCTTCCCGGTGACCTCCAGCGATTCGCCGATGCGGACGTGGTGCTCGAAGTCGTAGACGGTGGACAGGCTGTAGTCGCGGTACAGCTTGAACATCACGTCGTGCGGGATGCCTTCGAAGTCCTCTTCGGTCAGCGGACGGTTGCCGCTGCTTCGGGTGAACCCGTGGGCGTCCAACTGCCAGCGTGCCCGGCTGTAGCCGTTGCCGCGGG